AAAATACTCTTCTTCCAAATATTCTGGACTACAGAGTCAATATCAATTGAATCATCTAATACTAGACCCAACATCAAACCCTTGCCTCTCAAGTAGGCATGTTCAAAGTTCTGGAATACACTTCTGGCCAATACTTCAGAATTGAGAACATTTGTCAACAATTCCTTTTTCTTGGTCTCTTCAAACATTACTCTACCAGCAGTTACACTTATTGGATTACCACCAAAAGTACTAAGATGAGTAAAAGGGTTACGCTCAGAAATGTAATCCATAATCTCTTTGCTGGTAACCACAGCTCCAAGGGGGTATCCTCCACCAGCTGCCTTACCCAGGGTAACAATGGCAGGATTAACGCCACTATAATCATCAAGATCCAAAGCAAAATGTCTTCCTGTTCTTCCAAAACCAGTTTGGACTTCATCAATAACTAATAATACACCATGGTCTTCACACCAGTCACTAACATACTTAGCCCAGTTGGGATCAACCGGAACTACTCCGGCTTCTCCTTGTACCAACTCCATAAAGAGAGCGGCTCTACTTCCATACTCTTCTGGGATTTCTTCTCCAATTTGTACCCATTTCGTAAGGTCCGGGTTGACCATATAAGCGAAAGGCTCACGATAAGTTGGCTTATAAGTGAGACTAAGACTACCAAGAGAACGTCCGTGGAATCCATCTTTAAGTGCTATAAATCCTTCTCTCCCTGTACTCAGGGTTGCTAATTTCATTGCTAATTCGTTTGCCTCGGTTCCTGCATTACAAAACCAAGTCTTCTTGTTTTGGGTCCAAAGGCCTTCTTCCTCTTTACCAGCAGGAAAGTTAAAAGCATCTGCTAAAAGGTCAGCATACTTCAACTGTTCTTTAATATTGAACTCACCATAAACGTTAATATGGGCATACTTATCCATTACACGTTCAGTAGCAGCCAAGATCTTCTTGTTACGATGACCTAGGTTATTTACTGCAATACCAGAGGCGAAGTCAAACATTGGACCATACTCATCTGTAAAGAAATAACTTCCCTTAGCTTCCTTAATCGTAATATCATAAGGCCAGGGATTAGTTCTTGCTAGACTCATTATTTTCCTCTACCAGGTATAGTTGCTCTTCTGAAAGAGCTTCAAGATTTCCTTCAAGAACCCATTCGATGATCCATTTTCCATCTGTTGTTTTACCAACAATCTTACCTAAAGCTATCTTATCTACTACAATATCACCATACTGCATTAGTCCCCTTCCTTTACCTTCTTTAAGGTAGCATTTACCTGAAACTTCGTAATTACCAAGTTCTCTGGGTCCTTAATATTCTTTTGAACATACTCGTAGGCAGAATAGATACCTACAACTTTACCTTTTGCTTTTGTTGTTACCAACCATACCTGCATTATTATTACTCCTATTGACAGTATATATCAAAATCATCGACAATATCAAAAGGCTCATCAAATTCAGGAAACTGCATCTCCCCAAAAGCACAAACTCTAGTAATATTGAACTCGTCCATTAAATCTACGATATCGTCTTCTTCCTCTAAACAGGCTACAGTACTAATATCGTACTTCCAATCCTCAAGGAATGGAACTAAATCATCTAAGGTGTTAACGTTAATAAATCTAACATCACCGTATAGTGGACTAAACAGCTTCTTTTTATCATCCAGAGTCTCTACTCTAACATATTTACCAACAACATTAGCAGTTACAATTTCCTGTACTAGTTCAGACTTCTTGGCCATAGGGAGCTTACCACGAAATTCCATGATATTATCTCCATGCTCAGCCTGCATAATTAAACTAGCTTCATGATACCACTTTGGGTCTACTTTACCTACGATAATACAAAACTTAGGACTTAAACAGCCTTCACCATAATAGAGACCAAAGTCATCACATATGTCATTTAGGTGTGCCATGTTTAAATCTTTAGCCTTAATAATACTAAAGCTAAACTTTGGCCCATGGATATAGACGTTTCTTTTCCTAGTTTCTAACTCAATAAAGGAGTCTACAGTTTCTCTACCACCAAAGACTACAATATCAGTAGCTTCCTCTAGGTATTTGGCCCACTCTGGATAGTTCCTTAACTTATCGGAACCAATACTAAAGATCTTAGTTTCAACTCCATGAGGAGTCCAGTTATCTAAAACATTCTGTACTAACAGACCTTCATCTTCAGTAGCAGTTTTAATTACTACACTCTCAGGTCCAGCCAATCTTAAGCAAAGGAATACACTTTTAGCAGTAGCCATTGGAACACTTCTAGCCCCAATAATTACAAACTTCCTATCTGACTTCTCTAAATTCTCATCAAAGTCATCTGGAATATCCCCATTCTTAATAGCAATCCTATAATCAGATTCTAGGAACCTACCTGATAAGGCTAACTCCTTAACGAAGTCTCCTGTGGGATTAACTATCCAATTTTTCCGTGTTCTGGGCATAAGTTAAGCTGCATCCCTTCTCTGGAGCATTTACTGCCCGTCCTTCCAATACTAACTTCTCAAAACCTTTATCTACATAATATAGATGTCCCATATCCTCGGTCAAGATGAATGGACAACTCCATACATTGGCAAGGTCCACAAAAGCAATAATTCCACTTTCGCCTTCCTTTACTTCAGTTTGAGTAAGAGGGTCTACCAATCGTACATTTAACCAATCTGGCCAAACATACCCTACGGTATAGTCATTACCCCAAGACCATAACTGACTAGACATTTCACTCATAGAATATTCTCTAATACAGTTATCAAAATCAATTCCAAGATTAACTGAAACCTTGGTGGTTAATTCTCTAGGAGAAAGCTTAATATCTCTACCCTTCCAACCACCAGTTTCAATCATCATAGAACCCTCTGGGAGCTTAAATGGCTTTACCTCAGCTTTCTCCATAGATTCCATCAAGTCATAAAAGGCCAAACTAGTTCCAAAAAGCAAAACAGGGGTTTCTACCTCCCAGGATAGGTCATCCTCCATTAAGCTTCTAACAGCTTCTATATTGGTTAACTGACTAAAAACCTCTCTAGTTCCTCTACGGTCATGGAGCTCAGAAATATAGCTCATCATATAGTAAAGACTACTATTGGGTAATTCAGGAGTTAACAATACAACACGGTATCTAGGATACAATGCAGGTTCAACAGAAACCTTAAAACCATTTGCAATAGAAGCCCTATAAGCCTCTGTATCATACATACGGTGCTTACTCTTATCACCCTTGGTAGTACCACTAGAATGGAACTCTACTCCAGGAAAGGGCATTTGAGTTTCAAACTTTAAACCTACATCAGAGTTCTTAAACTCACTGATTGGCATTAAAGGAATCTCTCTCCAATCCTTTAACTCACCAATCTCATATTTCTTATAGGTAGGGTTATATTCACGATGCAAATCGTAGAGACTTAAAGCTACCCTTCCAAAATCATTATCATCAATAGGTCCAGAGTTAATAAACTCTATAACATCTCTAACAACCTTGTCTACCTGGTTCTTATTCACCCAACTTCCTTCCTATACTTGGAGCTTCCTTCCACAGAAGTCCATCTTGATACCTAGATCTAATACTGTTTAACTCATACTCGATAAGAAACTTATCTAACCCCAATTTAGAGGTCTCTGGTTTAAATTTTAATTCCTCTAATGTAGGAATATCAAGTTCAACCATTTCTATAAATAGATCAACAAGTCTATAGGCCTTCTTAATTACTTCCTGGTAGCCTTCAATCTTTGGCTCATCACTATCAAGCAGTTCTTTAAAACCGCCATATTTCCTGAGAAGCTTTAAGGCAGTTTTTTCACCAATACCAGGAACTCCAGGGATATTATCTCCCTTGTCTCCTGTTAAAGCCCAAATCTGTCTTAAGTCTTTTGGCTCCATATCATATTCTTCACGAATACTTTTATAGGTATGAATTTCCTGTTTTACATCTCTAGATTGACCTAGTGAGGGTTTTACTACAATTACGTTATCTTGAATAAGCTGCTTAATGTCATGATCAGCTGATACAATAACTACTTGGTCAAACTTATCTGCATAAGCGTGTACAGTTTGAGCAATAATATCATCTGCTTCAATATTTTGGACTCTAACTGTCTTAACATTAGCTAGCTGACAAAATTCTTCAAAGAGATTAATCTGTTGTCTAGATTCCTGAAAGTTATCTGGACTACTGGTTGTTCTATTGGCCTTATACTCAGAAAAAATTTCTGTTCTAACAGCACTACGACCTTTATCAAAAGCCACTAAAAGGTGGGTAGGCTGATATTCCTTTACATAGAAGGATAACGAATTAATAGCACCATAGAGTCCCCAGGTCCCAATACCATCCCGAGTCCTTAACCCCTGCTTGATCAATCCAAAATAAGCTCTTAGACCTACGTTATGACCGTCGATAATTAAAAGCTTATTCATAGTAATGTCTAAACTCTAAATCTTCCCAGTAATGATTTACAAAATTCTCAGGAATATATTCTTTCCATCTCTCTAGAGGAATTTTACAGGCAGCAAGATAACAAACAACATTCCAGTAGGCTATCCCTAACTTAGATGGTTCAAACTTCCTAGAAAACTTTAAACGTTCCCAATTCTTTTCTCTATCAAAATGGATTCTATTCGTACCAGCATAAAATTTTGTAGGACAAGCCCATGGAGCAGTAGTATCATGACTTTCAATCATTTGATAGATTCCATACTTCTTAAACTCATCGTAATGGTTAAGTAAATACATTTCATGTACATCTAGAGTACCCAACATATGAATACCTATTTCATACTTTTCGTATAGTGGAGCCAACTTATAGAGAAAGCTAATACGTTTTCCCCAAGAAAACTCTAAGGCATAGTCCTCATGTCCTACAATCTTTGTATCATAGGTAACACCAATACGGTCTACCATACCACTCTTGGCCCAAAACTTATAGCTTTCCAAACCTTTATCTAGAGTCTTAGCCTGAATAACAGAAATAAACTTACCGTCATATCCGGCATCTCTCATAGAGGTATAGAACTTAATTCCACGCTTACGAGTTTCTTTATCCTTATGAAGGACATCTGGAAGGATAACAAATTCAGGATTCAATCTACCAGCAAGGTAGGCCAATCTCATGCCACCCTCACCTTCTCCTAATTCATCTGCTCCATTATCTAGAATTAAACGATTGGTCTTAGAATATCTCTCAATAGTTGCTTCGTTATTCATTTCATGGGATAATGCATAACCTAACTGATTGGGCCCAACATATCTATGGGGTTTTCCAATATATAAATCCACTCTATCTCCTAGTCAAGGTAGCTGCAAAGTTAGAATACTTTTCTCGTACATCTAATTCACAATCCCAACCAAGCTTATTGGCCATTTCAACAATTTCCTGAGGGTCATGGCTATTAAAGTTTCTAGTCCAGTTCCAGTTGGGATCATGCAAACTACGATTAAACTCATGTCGTTGAGAGATAAACAAAACAGCCTTATTAGACATCTCCATTACCTTCTCCAACAACTCCAATGAATAATCATGAGCAATAGAGTCCATCATACACAAGATAAGACTAACATCTGCCTTAATTCCCTTCTCATAGGCAGATTCAATACTCTCTACCTCAAAGGTGGCATTTGGAAGGTCTGCATATAACTCTCTAGAACCAGTAATCATATTTTCAGCCAGGTCCGTACCCAGATACTTAATCTCTGGGTTAATACTTCTCAAAGCCATAGCATATGCACAACCAGGCTCATGAACCGTAACATTGGGGTCCAAAGCATAGTACTTGTCCGTAATTTCCTTGGTCTTTTCTCTTACAAAGCGAATAGTCTTTGGACGGTAGAGTCCAAATACCTGCTTTTCAGACATATTATTCCAATACTCTTTACGCTGCTCATCTGATAACGTATTAATATCAAACGTCTTAATAGCTCTTCTAGACTTAGGCTTTTCTGGCATTTTCTTCCTTTATTAATTCAACGGTCTCTTTAGACCATTCTTCTACAAATTCCTGTGATGGAAAAGATTCGGTACAATTAATACTAAATTGTGCAATACGTTTAATCAAGTCCACATTAGATAGACCAGGCCACATTCTCCATTCAAGAGTATTATAACTCTTGGTTGGGTCCATTACTGCTCCTGGACAGGCTAATCTACGATACTGATATAGTTGGAAACTCTGTCTTTCCCCATTTGCTAACTTATGGTGACGTCGATATTCGTAACTATACTCTTCGTAATCTTTTGTCTTAAGAAGATCAGCTACAAATTCATCACTATAACGATACTTCTTTGGAGAGTGTTCTGGAGTAGCAGCTTCATGTACCTTGATAAGAGGATACTGAGCTTCTCTAATCCAGGCCGTAAACTCCATTAATCTCTTCCACTGTTCTGGGCTTTGTTCACCAAAGTCTACATGAACATGTAGGTCATGGAATAAGGCTGGGTCAATACTGGCACCATTAGCATAGAGTACATCTAGGTAGCCTTGTAGTACAGGAAAGTCCTTGTCCATTTCTTCGGACTTTAAAACAGGAGAGATTAATTCTGCACCCTGCCAGTATTCACGATTGCTTTCTTTACCACCAACAATACTACCATCTGGAAGCATTACTACTCTACGGCATCTAGTACCATTGTGATTGGTAATAGTCTTATCTGAGCTAATATTCCAGATATCGTATTTACGAACCTTTTCACTAAGATGGACTCCACGGTCCTTCCATGTACTGGGATCAAGACCTTGCTTTGTAAATACCAGATTAGCAGCCTTAAGGAGATTGATATCTCCCATCTCAATTTCTAGTCCATAGGTGGTCATTAGATACCGTCAGGCCTCTTGGCAGTAGCAAGGAAGCCCTTTTCCAATTCTACATCAAATGGAGGCCAATCTGGAAAATTCCATTCTCTACTCTCGTAAATATCCTTGGCAGTTCTAGAAGGGTTATAGAGACCAGCTTCAACAATCTGTCTGGCAAACTCAAAGCAATCACGTACCTGATCTGGATCTGTAGTATTGGGGAAACAACGGAATTCAACTGTACCATGCATAAAAGCACTACGTACATTTACTCCAGCTCTCCATACACCAAGGTGGTAAAGTCTACGTCCTAACTTCTCGTTATACTGGAAGTGATTCTCATAAAAATCTTCGGTAGTCTCTGAATTAAGAATACTATCAATTCTACTAGCAGGAACACCACGCTTGGTCCATAGATTCTTTTGTCTATCAAATCTACTGGCTACCTTCCAATCCTCTGGGTTAGAAAACATACCTCTAGTAAGCTTTACTCTAGGAAAGATCTCAAAGAAGATAAAGGGTTGGTTATCAATCGTATAACGAAAGAGGTCCTTTAAGGCATCAAGGTCATCTACTAAACCAGGAACTCCAATATGCACCTGAAGACTACCACGATACAATGCAGTAGGGTTTAAAAGATCACGAAGAGTTCTAGTAATCTCTACTTGACGTTCAATCGTATCGGATGGAACTGTATTGATTTCTCCACCCTGAGTATTCCTAATATGAGTGGGGTCATTTGCTCTACCATCTGAATTAACAATCGTCCATTCCTTTGGGCTCCATTTGCCACAATCTTCTGGAAGAGGAGTTCTTGAATCACAATCACTCCACTCAATCTCTAATCCATAGGTGAACTCACCTAATTTTTCTCTACGGTCCATACTAGTGTTCTACTTTCGTTTTGTGGTAACCTACCTCTAGGTCGTAAATAAACTCCTGCCATTGAGGAAAGTTCCAGGTTCTAGATTCATAGATATCTCTAGAGGTTCTTGAAGGGTTATTTAAGGCAGCCTCCATAAATTCTCTACAAAATTCCATTGCATCCTTAATCTGATCTACATCAGTTGTCCCAGGCCAGCATCTAAACTCAACTGTACCATTTTTATGTAATGATCTAAGGTTAATTCCGGCTCTAGGGGAACTCAAGTGGTAAAAGATTCTCTGGTGCTTTTCAGAATAGAGGAAATGACCTTCATAAAATTCTCTAACTGTATTAGCAGCCAAACACTTTTCTACACGATCTGGGGCCATAGGCTTCTTGGCCCAGATAACCTGCTGTCTATGGAACTTTTTAGCAGCCTTTAATACATCAGGGTCAGGATACATTTCCTTGGTGGGTTCAGGCCTAAAGAGCATTTCGTTATAGATAAACTCATCGTTATCCTTAATATAACGCAATAACTTCTTTTGAATCTCTAGGTCCTCTGTAAGGCCTTCCATTCCTACATGAATATGCAAATTGGCCCTATAAAAACTATTAGGGTTAAGTAGAGATTTAAGGAGACCTATGTTTAAAATTTGCTCACTAATAGTCTCTGTAGGTTTAGTATTAATTTCCCCACCAAAGAAATGGTTCTTTCCCTTGGGGTCGTTGGCATGACCATCTGAATTAACGATGGTTGTATCCTCCCAATCCCAGGCACCAAGTTCAGCAGGAATAGGGGTCCTCTTATCTACATCAGACCACTCTAATTCGCAACCGTAGGTAAAATTATTGCTCATACGTAAAAGCTTTAATCTTTTCGTTCTTTTCGTCGATCTCTAGAACCTTGGCTGGTTCGTAAACATCTCCAACCTTACGAGTAAAGAGGATGCACTTATCCCCAATTTCTCCCAAACGAGCTCCACCACCATTGAGGTGGAATTCATGATCTGGGCCGTAAAGTACGTAAGTTTCCCAACGTAAACCATTACTGGCATTTACAACATAAATCCATTCATACTCCTGAATATCTAATTCTAGGCAGTAATTCTTTGGAATGGTTACTGAACCATGGTAATCTAGACTTTTGTGAGTTACTCTCAAACCATGGAGCTTGGATGCTACATACTGTCTCATATTTTCCTTTCTACAACAGTGTAGCTGGTAGGACTTGCACCTACATCTCCCAACTAGGGATGTAATACTTTTTTATACTACAGCTACGATTCGTCCTGGGGCAACGGAAGGAAGGAAAGAAAATCCCCAGGACTAAAATAATCAAACAGTTAAGGTCGAAATGGAGGTAAAAACCTTAACTTTTGACTATTTATACTTTAATTATAATAAAGATTCTAATGAAAATCAATATCTAATTATTCGAATCCAAATTTCTTTCTATATTCGGGATCACTCCATGGCTTACTAGTAGGCGCTCCTTCTCCTCTAGCAACTACCTTCCATGACTCACCAAACTTCTTGATTACAAATCCTGTACGTAACATCATCCAGTTGGTCAATGGAACTGACCCAAGTGTATCCTGATATGTTTGCTTTGGAATTTCACCCTTACGTTCCATCATAGCATCTTCGATGGCTTTGTAGGTACAAAATCCCTGTTCCTGAATATTCTTCCAAAACACATCCCAGATGATATAGGAAACAGAACCCTGCTTTGTCCAGGGGTTAGGTGGAACTTCTGTAAAGGTAAGATCACTAGAAACGTTACTCATATCCAGGTCTTCATTAGTGGTGGCAATAATTCTGTCACCAAAATTAACCTGCTGTACTTTTTCTAATGCTTTGTCCCATTGTTCATGAGCCAGTAAATCTCCAGAACGTAACCATGGTCTACTACCACTAATGGGTTCGTTTACCTGAACAATAATCAAACAGGCATGGTCATACTTATCAATATGGTGGCACTGGAACGTAACACTAACCCCATAAGCTGAACGAAAGATCTTAATTGGTGTCATGAGGAAGTCTCCATGACGTGGACAATTAACATACATTACATCTGGAACAGGCAGGTCGTTTTTGTTGAGAACCTTCTTTTTCCAATCAGAGCCATAAAGTTGCTCAGACCTACTAGGGCCCTGTTCTAATTTTTCTAACTGAAAGAGCTTATTTTCTACTTCTTGAGATTCTTCATAATACTCTTCTACTTCTTCCATTGCTCTACTTCCTTCCTAAAGTAGTCCTGCCATAACTCTAATTCAGTAGGCATTTTCTTTACTAAGTCCATTTTACCATATTTCTCAATGGACTTCAAGATATTATTATCTATCTTTCTTTGGTAGTCCTTATCAAGGGGTCTAGCACCATCGTCATCAATAGGTCTGTCGTCCACTGGAATATAGTAGACACGATCCCAGTAGTTTTGGACTTCCCATTCGGCTTCTTGTTTAGCCACACTATAAAAGTCATAGTGTAGATAATTATCACTAGACCTAAGATCTTCACTAAACTTTTCATACATATACGCCGTTTCATCTATAGCACATCTCTCACTTAATATCCAGGATACTTCTTTACTCTGTAATTCTAACATCCACCTACGTCGTTCATAGATACAGGCTAACTCAAAACCTCTCTGGTCTCTATTCCAACCTATCTCCATTAAATCTCTGGTACTGGAACCAAGAGTTTCAACCTGAATTTCTCCATAGGCATCTAGAAGGGTACTATACAACATATTCATAGCAGTAGTTTTACCTACACTATGAGCTCCTGTAAAAGCAATCTTCATACTGGCTGTCCTCCAATAGTTCCCTTACGGAACTTCTTTCTATGTTTCTTCACAGGTTCCTTAAATGCATCAATTCTTAAGGTAATTAAACGTAACTGTCTATCTGTCATCTTATTTTGTCTACGTAATGCATGAGCAATACGCCAGATATCATTTAGACTATATTTACGTTCACCTCCAGGGGTCCTATATATCTCTAGATTATTACCTTGAGCATCCGTAAAATATCCAGAACGTTCTTTTGCTCTTAAAGCTTGAGCATTTAGATCAAAAAAGGCAGCAGCCATCCCCTGAGTAAATCTAGGTTCGTCATCACCCTCTCTTGTTCCGTATTCTCTAGGCATCTTCCTTATTGGCCTTAATCTTACGAACGTAAAAAGCCGTCTTAGTCTTGGTTGGTGTAGTAGCCTTAAGAATTTGCTCCATACCTACGTTACCTGCAATTAACTGCTTTTCAAGTTCCTTTTCATTTACCTCGTAGGAGATAACGGTATCAGAGGTACGGTCACCATTTGGATAACGGGTAACAACAGTAGTTTCAATCTGATTGGTAACCAACGTAAACTGATCTGATTCCAAGACTTCAAAAAGCTTATCTACATCAATCTGAGGCTTACCACCAGATACTTCTTTGGAGAGATTTACTCCATATTCGTAACTGGTAAGTACTCCTGAATCACGTTCTGGGTCTTTACCCTCAAAAGTCAAACGATGGTTAACTGAATCAAATACATAACTACGAATAGCTGATTCACGTCCTTCAAGCATATCCTTTACCTGACGGATAGAAAGCAACTCATCAGCTACAGCATCAATTTCTTCTTCTGTAGGAAACTCACGATTACTTAAGTCAGCTGAAGTAAAGACTTCAAATAACTTTTCAAAGGCTTCAATATCCTCACTGGTAACCTCTTTACCCTGCTTCCAAACTTCACGAACCTTTGAACGGCTAGGTAGACTAGTATCCTTGGTCCAGGTTGGAATTGAATCTAAAAGATCTTCAGTTGATATCCCCAGGGCCTTCAAGGACTCCTGGATTGCTAATTCTTGTGTCTTGTCCATTTTTTTCCTTACTAATTAATGCCTTATTATCTAGTTTATTTGACTTTACCTTGGAATTCAAGTACTTTTTTGCCTCAACCCCACCACCCATCTGAGTAAGAATTTCTCTCCATTTTTTGGTATGGCCTTGGTCATTAGCAATAAGGTGAGCTACTTCATGTTTCATTACCAGTGAAGGATTACCCAACTTGGTAAAAGCCATTTTCGCATCTCTAATACATATCCAACCAAAATACTCTTCATCTTTACGATTATGAGCATGAGCTAAAATATGAATCCAATCTAGTGGGTCTTCACCAGAGATACAGCCCTGCCCAACATATACACCCCAAACTACAGGCCAAGCTTCTAAACCAAATGCTGACGGTCTATTGGCTCCTGGTCTAGTAGTAATCTTCTTCTTCGGTGTTGGGCTTGGCATCTTCTACCTTAGGTGTTTGTTCACCAATAAGCTCTTGAACAACAGATGCAAATTGAGGGCCTACAATATTGTCCCACATTTCTGCAAAAAGCTCTTTAGAGTTGGTACTGTCAATGTCACCTTCAAGAAGCTTTACTTCTGCTCCTACTTCAGGTTTAATCCAGTCCCATTCTCCACGAGCGTTCTTTACCTGGATGGTTGCTCCAATACTTACACTTAGCTTAATTTCCATTACTCACCTTTTCACATGACCTACAAATTCTCGTATTAAGGAAATGCTGATCTTTTTCACTCATATAGGGAAAATAAAATTCTGCATTTCTTCTACCAGCCATACTCCATTTAGTATTTTGATAGTGGTCAAGCATTACATAGTTATACTCTTTGCACTGCTTACAGGGGAATCCATGTTTGGAATCTACCGCCATATTTTTCCTTTCTTTATTTACTGCGTACCCCAGGAGGGATTCGAACCCCCGGCCTAAACGGTAGAAACGTTCAGCTCTGTCCACTGAGCTACTGGGGCTGGGACTTAATGATTTCCGGTTCCGTTTCCAGGGCCGTAAATATTTGTATCAATTCCATTTTCTTGGAGAATTCTAATCATCTTGTCATACACTCCACTGGTCATAGAACCAATCTGTGGTTGTGCATTTTTAAGGCAGGCATTAATCCATTGTTGGTTAGCAGAAGGATTGGTAAATGCCTTTAGATAACCAGGACCAGCAGGTACGTTATTTAACTGTAGCAATACCGTACAAGCCCATTTGAATTCTTTATTCATACTACCTCCTAGTAGCCTAAGTGGGACTCGAACCCACACGCCCTTTCAGGCAAGAGATTTTAAGTCTCCAGTGTCTGCCATTCCACCATTAGGCCAAATTATTAATAAACTTAGTATAATTGGGAGACAAAAGATAATCAATGACTTATTTTAGTTAACTGGGAGGTTACAAAAGCCTCTTGGGAAAGATTCTTGGCCTTACTCTCAGTCTGAATATCAAACTTATCTAGGAAAGACCAAGCCCAATTATTACAGGCTTCGTTCCAGTAGAAGTCACTATGAGCTCTCAACTTTGGCTTATTAAAGCCCTTTGACATCAAATCAAGGAAATCAGGACGTACGCTAGGGTCATGACCAACTAAAACGTCCTCTCTAGGTTGAGAATAATGAATAACTGGACGAACGCCTCGCCAGGAATCAATAACACGTTGCATTCTAGGGTCATCTGGCTCAATATACTCACCGGTCTTAACCCAATGGTGATGGACATCAACAACTAAAGCAAGATCACGTTCAAGCTTAAGACTTTCGTCAATACCCCAGGACATCTCGTCATTCTCAATAGTCAAACAATTTTTGGCTACAGGGGATAGATGGGGCAAAGCTTGCTGAACAGCATAACTACCCAATGGGCCAGAGATATGGATATTGATCTTAAGGTCTTGGAATTGATCGCCATAACCCATCCAGTAGGCAAGGTCAGCATGGTACTCAATTTCGTCAATACTATTTGCTCTAACGTCAGCTCGATTACTGGCCAATACAACAAACTGACCAGGATGAAAGCTCAAACGAATATCGTTAGCTCGAGCAAAATCACCAATCTCACCAAGACCGTTTTCAATTTTCTCAATAATGCCATGACGTCGATAAACACTCTTCCAATACTCAATAGAGTAAAGAGGAAGAATATCACTACCAAGACGTACCATATGGTAGATTTCGTCTCTAGCTGCTACTTTTTCTAATAGCAACTTAACACTACGAAGGTTATGCTCCATTACGTCAATAAGCTTAAAGTCAGCTTTATGGCCTCTATTCTTATTCATCCAGTTTAGGGATAAACTTCTAGTAGTCCATTCTTTTGCATCGTCTTTGGCACCAATGCCTAAAATTTGATCAGGCCTATCGATATACTTACAACAAAAACCTACACGTTGCTTACTCATCTATATCCATTTTCTTACAGGGTGTACCATCATCATGAAAGTAGTACACTTTTCTTTTCTTACTTTTTTTGCTAATCCAGAGAATTACTCTACCCTCAGGACAAACTCTATTTTTTACTTCTACTAATAATCCCATACCAAAAGTATAATGGGATTAAAAAGATTAATCAATGCCTAATTAAATGGCTTAAACTATCTAGATTCTCTAGGATATAACTAGGGTAACTATCATCAATCTCAATCGTTTGAAGAATACAATTTCTACCCAAAACATCTAGACCATTAAGTAATCTATTTTCGACGTCGTTAAGAACTAGAGGGGTATTAAACTCATTGTGAGCATAGTCCTTAATCTTTCTGGTGACCTCGTCTACTCCACCAAGAAAGCTCCAATGCCAACCTGCATTCTCAATCAAGGTAACGTTATCGTTATCCTGTTTTAAGGTTTCAGCATCAGATGTATTATAGATATCTACATGACAAGCTCTAGTGCCAGCCCATCGTTCACTAAGATTTCTAACGTTGAGGTAACCCTGAAACATTAGTTGTTCAAATGAGTAAACGGTTTCTCCATCAAAATTATCTCTCAACCAGGCAACAGCCAGTGGATTAGGAATTTCATCTAGATCACTCATTAAAATTAAAGCATCATCACTTACATCAAACTTCTTAAGATCTACTCTACTAGCCCTATGGTATTTATCTCGTTGCCAAATAGTCCAGTTGGGATCGTACTCTACAGTTTCAACAAAAACCTTGGGGTGATTGTAGGTCTTACCAAGAGCCTCCTTTGGATTACCCTGGAAGGTAAATTCTGCTTCCTTGATGATAAACTTATCTACAACATCTTCAAGAATCTTAACTCTGAGATCTAATAACTCCATCTCATTGTTAAACATGAAAATATCAACTACTTCCATTGTACGGACCCATTCTTGAGAAGGTTAGCACTTCTAGACTTATTGGTGGCCTTGTTAAAGATTGACTTCCAATCCTCAACTACAGACTTCCAGGTAAGTTGGCTAGCCCATTCATAGGCCAGGTCTACCTTCTTTTCAACAATTCCGTCCTTATTTTCCATAATTTCGACGATTGCATCTGCAGCTTTTTCAACGTTCATAAGAGGACGAACACGATCGTTATCGTTGTCCTTAATAATCCAGTGCGTAGGAGTTTCACCAGAAGGAATTAACCAACCACGTTCACTATTGTTGGTAATTTCAGGAAGTGATGTATTATTTGGAACAACAATAGGAGTCTTACAGGCCATTGCTTCTGTAATACTCAAACCCCAACCTTCACCCAAGCAGGTGGAAAGATAAACATCACTAATGTTATAGATTTGATTTACCACTTCAACAGGAAAGCCCATGTGTGCACTAAACTGTTGTGGGTTTGGGATCGTAAAGTCCTTGTCTGGAACCAATCCAAAGTTGGTTGCTTGTGCTAGGATACTCCCACCAAAGTCTGTTTCCTGCATGTGCATGTAAAGGAATGGTTCCTCGTATCCACGACGTCGAAGTTCCTTAAGAATCATAAAGCTTCTGGTAACGTCCTTACGTCCCTGATTACGATTGATGTTACTGATAATAAATCTATCTGCGTAAGGTCCAAACAAGGATTGACGAATTTGCTTACGATCTTCATTTGGTAGTGGGTAAAAATCGGTTGTATTTGTTCCATGATAGATAACTGAATGCTTATCTGCTAATGGTCCAAGATACTTACGACTTTCATTCTTTGCATATTCTGTATAGGCAACTGGAAAGTCATAAGAGGCAACACAATGACGTACCCATTCCTCTCTAGGGGCACAGTCAAACGGATAGTAATAAATCGTACTAAAGCTCTTTGGCTTATTACGCTGTACTTCCAAGATTTGTGGAGTAATTGGCAACATAATAAAGGTATCCTGTACGATAAATACAACATCGTAGTCACCCTGACCTAATCTATCCAGGAATACCTGTCTACCATGGAGGTCACCATATGGACCCTGCTGTCTTAAAGCACTAATAGCAGGCCATACTCTACCTGGCCACTTTTCTGTATCGTATGGACCACCATCGTAGTTAATACCAACGACGTCAATTTCATAGTTACCAGTAGCATTAAGCTCTCTAAGGATGTTACCCATAACGGTAGCAAAACCAGTTGAGCAACAATAGTCACCGTAAGCTAAAACTTTTGTTTTGGACATTATCTGTGTTCTCCTAACACTAAGGGTACTTCAAGCCAGGGGTGCAATTTGCAAATTTCTTCAATAATCATTCCATCAGAGGATGGTTCATCTCTATACCACCAACTAATTGACTCCCAAATCTCTCTACTAGCAACCATCTGCATAGCATCAATATTGGTATGTACTGGTGGAACACCTCTTAAAATATCATTACCTGTGTGATTACCACGCATAAGTATATTAAAGATTAACACATAACCTTTAGTATGGGTAATGGCTAGATTAAGATTTTCTAAACAGTTGGGTGTAAGTAGGTTATCTAGATTAAAATTGATAAAATACTCACCGGTAGCATTCTGCATTGCCAACCGTCTAGAAGGATGGCCCCATTTATTTTCTCTTTCTGGTGTATTTAGAAAGATTGGGTTTAACCCCATAGACTTAAAATCTACCTCTTCTTCATAGGGGACCTCTTTGGGCCCATCATGACAGATTAATAGTTCAAAATCTTTAAAAGTTTGATTTGCAATACTCTGTAATCCCTCTACCATCATATCTCGTGGAGTATGTTTTTCATAATCCACACCAATGATAGAGAATTTAGGCATTACTTAATCCAATCTTTAGGGGTTAAATCCTTTCTATTATAGGGTGTTTTATATGCCTCAATCAAGGTTCTGTTGTTACTTCCCCATTTTTTTCTGTAATATTCTTGACTCTTTAGACTATTGATAGGAAGATTCATCTTTTTCGTAGAAATACTACCTAAATGTATATAGGGAATAGTGTACTTTGTGATACTAAAGCCTAACAGGGTAATCCTATAGTGCATATCATTGTCTTCCCACCAACATGGGTCAAAGTTCTCATCAAACCATCCACAACGTTCCCAAAAATCCTTACGGACCATAAACATAGAGAAGAGTTCATTTTCCTCAAATTCATAACTTGTATCGGAGTCTGAAAAAACGATCTCAAAAGGATCGTCAAAAGTCTTCTTTACATCTAGAGGGGCAGTTAATACTACATTTTCTGGTTCTTGAGACATCCTATCTACCCACTCGTCAATTGAGTGGGGAGCAAATAAGGTATCATCGTTGGCAACAATAATATAGTCACAACCATCTGTGATTGCCTGCTTTATACCATTATTCCAGGCTTGTGATAATGGCACCTGATATCTATACTGAGGTTGAACATAAATCTTTAATTCATTTTCTCTAGTTTTTGCAGAGTAGATAAGGTCCATTGCTCCATCAAAATTATTGAGGACAGGAATTACTAATCCAACTTTAATCACATTGCCGCCTTTAGCTCTTGATATCTCTTCTTGTTATAGGCTGCTCTTGCTGCTTTACAGGCATCACAAAAGGGTAGTCCATTACGTTGTTCGTAATTATAGCCTTGCATTGTTCCACATTCTGGTTTCTCTATTCTAGGTCTACCGTTTGGGTTAAAACCAACCCCAATATTCCCCATACCTGTAGAAGGATTCTTTAAACGAATCTTTCTTACCTTACGAATTCTCTGTCTTTCCTTTTCGGTAGTACCACCCCAGTAACCATACCCCTCATGTCTTAATGCATGATCCAGGCATTGTTCCTTTACAGGACATTCTTCACAGGCATCTATAGCCATCTTATTTACAGTTTCACCCTGACCAGGAAAGAAAATTCCTGTAGGTAGGTCTTTACAGAGTCCTTCTGATTGCCATTCTAGTTCATTAATCATTTACTTTAAATTGTTCCATCGTACATGCCAGTGGCTCTTTGTCAATTCTCCAGTTGAGGAATTGTGGGTGTCTTGGGGTTCTATATTCTTTGGAACCAACGGTTTCGTTGCATTTAATTTCGATAACTCTTCCAAGGTAGGAATCGAGGTTGTTCCAGATTTCTTCTCTTTCGGCGTCGTTAAATCCACCACCGGCTCTTCCAACCTTCTTAAATGTTCCATCTGGGAGATAAGCACCGAATTTAAGGCCACCAAGTCTTCCAGTATGCTTACCCGTTCCTTCATAGCCTTCGTAGACCACGACATCATACGTTTCTTCTTTCTTAATCTTATACATCGTTTTATTAGGTCGGCCAGATTTATACAGAGAATTAACATTCTTAAGCATAGCGCCTTCAACACCTAACTCTATTAATCTATTATAGGTGTCAATACTCCAAAACTCAAATACAGGAATACGCTTGATATATTTAGATTGAGTTAACTCTGGAAGAATATTGAGATCTTCTACTCTACTCTTATAGAAAACCCCTGGGTCAATCGTATCAAAAACAATAAAGGAGATATAACCAGATTCAATCTGCTTTTCAATAGCAACATCAAAATTAGAACCCATTACTCTCATCGTTTTATTAAAGTCAACAATAGGAACCTGTTTGCCTTGAACCTCTTGGGTACTAGTAACATAACAGAGTTCACCATCTAGATGAAAGTAATCTAGAGGAATAGCCTTAAAGGCTTCTACCAGATGGGGAACATGGTCCTGGTATTCCATATGACTACGACCATAGATGGTAATCTTGTCACCCTCTTTTAATACAGCCGCTCTCATGCCATCTAACTTTGGCTCAAGCCAGTAATCTTTCCAGAATTCTTTTTCTGTTTCAATACTTTCTACTGATGTTGTCTTAGCCAACATCAATTCTTGTTTACTCATTTTCCTCATCTACTCCGATAAGCTTATCTGACTTACTAAAATTTACTACAAAATCTTCCAGGACTTCCTGAATAAAATTTCCTGCTACTACTACCGTAATTTTTTCCATATAACTATAATAATTGGTCTATATAGAAAATTCAAGGAATAAACAAGAAGGGGGTTAAGAGGAGTCTAGGCCTGAACGCCGACTCAACTCTTAACCCATGTATCCTTCTTGCCGGTAGACGTGGCGGATTATGTGGAGATAACGCCTACCTATTTACCTAGTCCGAGTGCCGATGACGTCGGTAAATATCCTTACATAGCTACTTGTTAGTTGCCTTAATCTTTACATTGTCCTTAGCAAACTTTTCTGCCTTGGCAATGAGGTTGACTACGTATTCTGCAAATTGCTTAACACTCTTAATGTCATTACTCTTAGTGCTACTATCTACACTAATCATCATTCCAATCAAGGTTGAGTGCATTTCACCAGAGAGGATATAGTCCATAATCTCACGATGAATCTTATCATACTTTTTTGTCATTTATTATCCTTTACCATCCCTGTCCGCAACCATTTTGATCGGGGACATAGTTACTGCCTTCGATCTTACGAGCAATATAGACTTGCTCTTCTGGTGTTGCTAATCCTGCATTTGGGGCAAACTTTAAGCCACCATATGCTATCCAGTTAATATTTCTCATACCTAGACCACCACTGTAAATGGGACCGACACTATGCCAGGTTCCACCCATTTCACAAATGTTGACTTTGTACCATTCTTCCATGATTGCTCTTGGAATATTTACTGCAGGTTGTAATGCTTTAATTAATTTATGATGCACCTTTTTACGCGATGCTAACGTGGTTACTTCTTTGCTCGTCTTTGCTTCTACAGTTGTAGGGAACAACATTGTACTTGCTACAACAACAGTTGCTAAAATAAAACGTCTCAAGATCTCTCCTTGACTATAACAATAAGGACTTTAGCTTTCTATATATTCTCCTTTGGTAAAAAAATTAATAACTTTTAGTTTAATATAGGCATTTTTGTGAATCAAATACCAAATAGTAAGGCTTTTGGACTAACATCAATGGTGTCTTCCATATCGCCTAATTCGTCTACCACTCCGCGAATGGCTTCGGCTTCAGCTCTTCTTCTAAGAACCTTAGCATCGACTCGTTCTTCAATCGTATTAGATGCAACTGGGCGATAGATCCAAGTGTGGCTGATTCCTTTAGATTTAGAATCTGCTCGATTAATTCTGTTAGATCTTTGTTTATACTCTGCGTAAGTTCTAGGCACTTCAATATTCCAGAGGTAGGGAGCATATAGGTTTAATCCTTCCTGTCCAACATCAGAGGTAATCAATACAGCAGGACCACTTCCTCCGTTAAACTGCTTAATGTTTTTGGTAACCTGATCTGATTCCATTCCAACTCCCCAGATAGGTAGGATTGGAACTCCATGAAATTTATTCTGTAAGGCTTCCATATAAGGAAATAGTGTACCATGTGTCCAAAAAGTAAACAAAACCACTTTATCGTTACTCTCAAAAGCCGTTTCTAAAGCAGCCTCAATAAGTTGATACTTACTACTGTTCTCAATACTGATAGCATCCTTAAAATGATCTACCAGCTCTTGAGCAAAATGGCTCTTACTGTTCTTTAGTCCAGCAGTAGTATTGCAAATCATTCTCAAGGTATCAATATAACCCCAAGCTGTAACTGGATTATCTGGATTAAACTTTTCTCTAGCCAGTTTTTCAGCATAATCGTAAATTTCTCTATCAATATCTGAAAGCTCGTAGACAACCTTTTTTGGCATTGACTCTGGAAACTGCTTGGCAATCATTGGGTCACTCTTCATTGCGATGTGAGTCCAATCTTCATGCTTTTTACCAAGAATAGGAAGTTTTGATTTATCCCATTCTTTTACATATAATTGTCTAGCCCATTTGGTGCCATAGTAATCTAATGTTTTACCATATTCTCTTTTAAAGTCATCTCTATCCATATTACTAACACCAGGAATCCCTGGGGCAATGGTGGCAAAAATGTTACGTATATTTAAGGGGCTGGTGGTGTAGGGAGTGGCTGTTAAAGCAAGGCACATTACGTTTTTATTGGTCTTGTTTAATAGACGATCAAAGCCATCGGATAAAAGACTATTACCGGTATTGATTTTCTGGGCCTCGTCAATAATAATTAAGATATTAGAATAACCTTCAGTGTTATATATATCTAGTAATTGTTTAATATCCGTGCGTGCAAAGTCCTCGACTTTTCCCTTTTGACCTTTGATTTTAATAAGGGATGGGCCACGAGCTTTTTCATAATTGAGAACCAAAACTTGAGACTTATCCTCTTCGTAAAATTCATGACGAGCTTTACGCGTAGGGGTCCCCAAACGGGCAACTGAAAGAGTCGTCATTCTTTTAAACTCTTGTTCCCAGTCATACTGTTTAATCTTTTTACAGAAGACAAATACTTTATCTACTCTACCTTCATCAAATAAACGTTGAGCGGTTAAACAGCTAAATAAAGTTTTTCCTGCACCAGTATCCCATTGAACTAATACTCTAGGACTCTTTGTCTTTAGTTTTTCCCAGGCCAGGTTTAACCCAACGTGTTGGAAGGGGAATAAACTGTGATCCTCTAAAAAGGGACTATTTACAATAAATGGCTCAACTGTACTTCTGGATAGTGAATTATATCTTTCTTCACTACTGGAGTCTTCAAAGACTAGTTCTATATTATTGTCCTGAAGATACTTTTGGAACTCAGGAAGTCTATCTCTATTTTTTAAGGATGAATACTGATCTAAAAAACCAGTTTCTTTGAGGTTGTCAGTTAAAGATGAGAATCTAAGTACACCATTTAAAATGGCACTTTCCTGTACATAGACGATATTATCTGAACCCATAATACTATTTTATTATAGATCTCAAGGAGAATCAAAGGCCTTAGGGGAGCTGATATGGGTTGTTAATATTCATCAACTGTTGAATACTATAGTTATAGGGAATGGGTTCTGAATTTAACTGGAACAAAGGACGTAGAGATGGAGGAGTTAAAGTCTGTACTTCATTGACCTTTGGATTACTCATCTGTTCAATATTAGCTGTAGTATAGAACGGTGTTTGTGTAAGATTTGGAACAATCTCTAATGCTTGAATATACGTTTTGTCTTGTAGGTAGTTGGCCTTAATAGACAACTGCTGAGTAGAACTTGGTGTATTGATATTCACATTGGGATTGTTAATACCAGTAATGATATTATTCCAAGTGGTGCCACCATCTATAGAGAATTGGTAGTTAATGGGACTATAGAAGATACCTAACATAGCTACTTCGTAAGTTTCTCCAACTGTTCCAGGCCCATTACCAAAGCTTTGTGATAACTCAACATAGAAGTTAATGTAGGAGGTATTCTGTAGGTTGTATGGAACAACAATATCCACCCAAGTTTGTGTTGGCAAATTATTAAAAGATTGTGAAGCAATTAAAACACCTTGGGTTCCAGAAGCAGGAATACTGTATAGACCACAAGTGTAGGTACCGTAATTGGTATTTGGAAGATAGATTCTAGCTACAGCTGAAACGTTCATATTATTTAAAACGATTGGATTAGTGTAGTTGGCCGAGGATCCCTGGAACCAACCTGCATTAAAGAAAGTTGTATTAGCTGTAGGAATCAACTGTAATGTTGCTTTCGTCCCAAGACTGGTTGCGTTGGCAGTATAGGAAATTTGAGTTCCACTACTTGCAATAGTAAAGGTTTGGCTACCACTAGCAACTAACGAATTACCTGTACCATAGAAGAGGCCACTTACTGTTACGGAACCTGTACCATAAGCTGTAACCAGGAACGTATAGGGGTTATTGCCTGTAGATGATGCTCCAATACCACCAAAGGTTAATGCTCCAGCATATTGTTCGTTAGCATATGACGAACTCCATTGAGAAAGAGTTGGTTGAACTATACCAGAAGTTGTAATAACGTTTCCACCAGATACGACTGGACCACCCTGACCTGTCCAACCTGTTCCACTGACAACTTGTGCTTGAGCAGTTGTAAAAAGGTTAAGGCTTCCTGTTGTGCCAGATTTAATCCAACTTGTACCAGAGCTTCCACTAATACTAAAAATATTGTACAGCGGATTGGCTGTTTGTGTAATATTGTTACTGGTAAGATTAACACCGCTAATAACTACATTAATTGCCGGAACTGTTACTACGTTTCCACTATTGACAGTTACAGCATTATTTAAGAGGGTAGCTGTTTGACTAAAAAATGGTTCCCATCCATAATCTTGTGCACCAAGCTTAAAGCTATTGAATGATTGAAAAGTTTGAAGATTTTTAGTTTGAACATATTGTCCAGCTAGTCCTGTCCAACCACCAGCTACGGTCATTGTACCACTTGCTGCTGTTGCATCTCCAACGGCAATACCATAGGTTGCTGTTCCACCACTAATAATAGTTGTAGCAGAAGGAGTATAAACACCTGAGGCTACAATTGTAGGGAGGAAATAGTCAATAAATTCTTCGTATTCAGTTACTTCGTTTGGAGCATAAGCATAGAGAGATAGATACTTAATACCAGTAAAGTATACTTGATGCCAGGTTTGATTTATATTGACATTTTTGTATTGATGGGTACCGTAATTAAAGAATCTCTTATTGATAAACTGTCCGTTAATCGTATTGTTATACAGAGAACCAAAATCGCCAACACCCAAAAGTGTCTTATAGGATATTGTAGGGTCAACTACAGAATAGTTGCCTGTAGAATTTGTACTGGTAGAACCACCAAACGTGTTACTTGAAAGTTGAGAAGTTGCCTGTCCGTAGTTACTTAAAATTTGCGGCGCTGTATTGTAGTTTGTAGAGGTATAGATAGCTGTTTGAGGAGTAGTACTTCCTGCAAGACTGTTATATGTGGCTCCATTGATATCTGAAATACCCTGCTCAATAGTATCATAATAGCTATCTACCCAATCTGGAAAAACTTGAATAGTTTTATTTACAGAGTCTAAAGGCAAAATATAGGGCTCAGGCGTTAACTGTGTAATTTCAAATTTTAGATAACGGGTAAAAGTTGAAGGTAGAACATAGAGACCCTTTTTCATCGTAAAATCTCTGTTAATAGGGTACCAGGTTAAAGTAGTATAATCTGTAACATTTGCGTGTACATCTGAATAGTAGATGTTTAGTGGACTACCGATATACAGCGGATCTAAATACATACGATTGACTTCTTGCTGAATACCCAGATCCAAAACAAAATCAACAACCGCATCCTTTACAGGTTGAGGAGAAGACTTCCAGTATGTTTGACCTTGATTTGGAATAAGCATATTGCTTAACGGAAAAGTCGTTGGGGTGTACGTTTCGATAAAGCCTAAACTGTTTTGTGCAATAATTCCACTAACGGTAGTGTTACCAGATACAGTTAGGTCACTGTATTGTGTAATAACGTACTTAGCAATAAAGTTTTGAATACTAAAAGAATACTGTGTTCCAGTAGCTACCTTAGTCAATACAAGAATTAATGGGATAGTAGAGTTAAAAGTATACGTACTGTTTAATTCCAATTGAACTGTCTGATAGCTGCTTGGGTTGTAGGTATTGATAATACCATTGTAGAGTTCATTACCGGGAGAAACTGAACCCTGATATAGAGCCCAAGTACAGGGAATCTCTAAGATATCAAAAACGATGTAGTTAAGATAGGTTGTCTTATTGAACTGGAAGGTTAAGTTAAAACCTGTATTATAACTATCGTCAACTACTGGAGACACCCAACTAGTTTGAGGGATAGCATTATTTTGTAAGTTTACCTGTCCAGCTGAAGTGTTATTTACCTGATTTGTAGCTGGATTATAGTAGCGTAATGAAGTATTATTATTGACAGATCCAATTACACCCTCTACAGCATAAACTTGATTAACTACAACACCACCTGTAGTCATTTTAGCTACAGCTGTACTAGAAGAATAGTCCTGTAACGGGTTAGTATTAACAGAAGTAGCTATAGGGACGGTAGGGCTATTAAAGATAGAGTTACCGGTAATATGTGTACCACTAGAGGGAAAAATAGGATAGATTGGTGCTTGAATAACCATTAAAGGGCTCCATAAACTGTACTACTAACACTAAGTGTTCCCTGACCTAAAAGGCCTGTAGCTGTATTTGTAGGAGTAGAAACTCCTGTATTACCAAAAGCTTGAACCTGCACTGTAGAGATATTTTGTGTAACATCAATATCTGCTTCTTGAGTAACAGTATGTGCAAAAAACGGAGCCTGTGAAGGTTGATTATTTACCAACCAGTAACGACCATTTGCAACTACAGAATTTTGTCCACTTGCTGCAACAATAGCTGTTGTAATATTGGTGGGAGTAGATACGTTATTGGCCAACACAGTTCTGTTAAGATAGAAGAAGTAAGAATTTCCATAAACCACAGAAGCTGTTCCGCTTGTAGTAAAAACTCCAGAAACGGTAGAACTCATTCTATAGGGGGCTTGAATATATTCTGTAGTAGCTACAGGATTAGCAACCGTTATATCAATACTAGCTGGCTTTAAAGTTTCAATCGACGTAATAATAGATTCTCTAAAGTCTGGGCTCCAACTAACGTCAGGAAGAGCTTTAGGATAGAACATAATTTCGCTTCCATCCAGCCCCCTAGAAGTTTCAGCTGTTGTATAACCTACATATGCATAGTTAGTAATACCCTGAGATACATAAGGAATATACCCAGAGGTAGTTGATAACGTCCCGGAAACTAATGAAGTTCCACTAGCAATTGTAGTATAGGTAAAACCACTAATGGTGACAGTGTAATTGCCAGAAGCTTTTACGATGGGGACATTCCAGGACTCAACCATTTTAACAGGGGTATGAGAAACAGACTCAGCCATTGACTTTATACCAATTGGGGTTGCCCCAAATAAACGAGCTGCAACAGCAGAATCTAAACGTTGTCTATAGTTGGAATCTTTATAGATTACATCAAACCATTGAGACATTAACAACTGGTCTGTAAAGGGATTGGCAGAAGTACTATACAGCTCAGATGGTAATCTGGGGATACCTAATAACATACCAAGAATAGTATCAATATCAGAAAACTCTAGATTTTCCTGATTAATTCTAGCAGCTGTTTGTACAATGTCTAACTGCCCAACTCCAGGATTGTCCAGCAGAATAGACATCAAAATTCTGAGTTTATCAAGAGGGTTAAAACTATAGATGTCATCAGGAAAGTTTCTAACCTTCCAATCTAGCGTTTGATTTAAACTTAAGGGATAAACAGCACCGGCCATTAGAAGTTACTACTTCCGTATCCAGTTATATTAGTTCCATACAGTGCTGGAATTTGATTGCTTGACAAAACAATATCATGAGTATAGATTTGAATCTTAGTTCCATCTAACGTAACAGATTGAATACCATAGTTGTTGGGGTTATCTGTATTTGTTGTAATTCTACAACTAGAAATTCCACCAATACCTTGAACAATGCTAGTAAGACCACTTAAACTCAACGTACTATTAAAGTTTAGTGTAGAAAAATACTGAGCAATACTATTTTGGATAGCTGTATTCGTATTGGGAATATTGGCCCCAGGTTGATAGACTACAGACAGATTAATAAGAAGATTGAGATATTGAGCTTGTCTAACCAAGACGTTAGTACCAATAGTTCTAGATTGCTGAATTAAATCATTAACTTGTGCAACGTCACTATTATAGCTATGTGTAACTGTTCCTACTGTTGCTGTAAGAGGATTAAGAGGAACACCATAGTTGGCAAGATTGGCAGAATCAATAGCAATACCAGTTGAATCTAGGATACTACCTGCATTATTGGTATTATCGTAAACAGGATAGGCTACGGTACACCAGTTGGCTACTTGAGTACTTGTACTGGCAATACCGCTAGTAAGTGTATTGCTAAGAAAGATTTGACTTGGTGAACCAGGAGCAAGACCTGTAATAAAGGTGCCAAACGGAAGATATCCATTTGCTACAATTTGAGAACCACTGGTGACTGCTAAACCTGGAATAAGACCAGAAATACTTGTTGTGGTATAAAGTGTGTTGGTCCCAACTGTACCATAGAGACCACTTGTAGTTGTTACACCGTTGTAGTTAATATAGTCTAAAGCAATAGGAATATTATAACTACCAAGAGTAACGTAGGTAGGATAGGCTCCTGAAATAACCTGTGCAGGAAAATTATTTGCTGGAGTACTACTAAACGGAATATAATAATCACCATTGGCTACAGTTCCAGCACCAGATCCGTTGGCCAAAATAAAGTTCCCTGTCCATAATCTACCTACTCCCGAAGTTGTAGAGAGTGTAGAAAGAGGATTAAAGTAAACCTGCTCTTGAACTAATGTTGAGGTATTACTGTTAATAAAAACGTCTACGTAATTAGAGTTGATAGTTGGGTTGGTAATTCTAGAGGAAAGAGGAACGTATTCTGAAGTTAACTGAAGGTAGTTTCCAGTATAGGTGTATGGAGCATTATTGGATGTTCCTGTAACTGTAATGATTAACGGTGGAGTAGTTGATGTAGGATAGACGTAGTCAATTTGATTTTGTAAGATAAATTGATTTGGTGTTCCAATATTTACACCAATCTGCTCTGTTCCTTGAGGATAGATATACTTTGCATCTGGAACTGTTGACTTAATATAGTTGTTGTTTGTAGAACCACTACCGCTAATAATGACGTTGTATCCAAGAGGTTGATTAAACTGAATGTTTAAACCACTAGCAAGAGTGTTACCACTAACAACTGTACTTGCTGAAGTAACGATACCATTAGCAGCTGTTAGTAAACTTGTTAATGCTGTACTAACTGTTGTTGCTGTAGAGGTACCACTCAATAGAGTTGAGCTATAGACAGGGTAGTTAAGATACAAGACTCCACTAACGGTAGGTCCTGCCCATCCACTATAGGTAGTTGTAATGTTAAAACTGGTTCCATTGTAGTAAACTTGAACGCCACTTGCAGGAGGAAGAATATTAGAGGTACTAGCTGTAATATAGCCACTTGTAATTGCTACATTAGTTGGAATACTACCAGATTGTAGAGACCCTAACGTACTACCTGAAATTACAGCAATCTGCGATTGTGCGATAATACCAATCTGTGAAACATTAGAACCTGAAACTACTGTATAGACAGGAACCTGTTCAGTGTAGGTTTGTTGAGCACCAATAATATTTGAGGAAAGAATATTGGGATTTTGTGAGATTACAGAAACAAACTTATCAATTGTTCCTGAGATGTTATTAAAAGCTGTATTTGCCCATCGTGCCTGAAGTTGACTATCGGTTTCTGTATCTGTTCCACCTGTAAAAGCTTGGAAGTTTGTGACAGATGGATAACCAAGAAGAGGGGTAGCAATATTGGTAATCGTTTCTAAACTTACGTTATTGTAGGCGCCTGTTAATACAGAGCTAGCAGGAAGTGTAATCTCAGTTTGTCCAGAAACTAGAAGACCTGGAGCGTTTGTTGCAAAATAGATATTAGAGTTAGTTGTACTGTTAGTTCCAGGAACGTAAACCTGCGTACCAAGAGGGATGCTAATATTAATGGTTGCTGGGGTAGCTAACGTAAAAGTAACTGAACCAACTGATCTTGTACCCAACTGTCTGGTAATACCAAACAAGTTGACAAAAGCATCCAGCTGTGTCCCTGTCTTACCGTTGGCATCAAAACTGTATGTTTGCAGAGTCGAGTTATTACTAACGTTAGCCAACTCAGTAGCTACAGACTCCATAATCTTATAGGTTGCAGAACCTACTGAGGTATCCCAGGTGGGGTCAGCAATAGATAGAGATGAAAGAAGTCTATTTAAGATTGAATTAGCATTAGCCATTTGTTACCTGTACTCCGTTAGAATCTACTGCGAGGGATAGTGTTAAGTTAGCTCCAGCTAATGTCGTAATGCCTACGTAAATGTTGATTGTAGTATAAGAACTGGAAACGTCGATTGAATTAATTGTGCTAATAATTTCTGACTTATTCCAGTTGGCTAGCTGAGAAGTATTTTGTGCTGATTGTAAATCAAGTAATTGTTGGCTCTGATAGAGACCTAAAATTCTAGAAACTTCTGATTGCACTTGAGCAATTACTGCAGCTGTCTCAGAAGAGCCTACCAATGAAGGAAGAATAGAACCAAAATTTGGAGTGGTAAAACCAGTTCCAATTGGCTCCTTTAACCATAAAGCTAAATCTTGAATTAACTTATTGCTACCCTGGACAAACTGTAATCTACCACCGTTATCTAGAACGATGTCGCCATTGGATACCTGAAGTGTTTTCATACTACTTCTTCCATGATTTTTCTAGGAGGGTACATTACAGTTGTTGAGCGGTTATTGTAACAGAAGGAACAGCAGGTCCGTAGGGTGGAGTAGGTTGAGCTACAAGTTGTAGATAGTTACTGGAGTTATCTACACCCCACATTAATTGAACGTAATCTCCAGCATTCATTTCTGTAATAAAATTCCAACCTACTACAAGGCCTGGAGTAACTCCACCACCCTTTGAAAAACTTGTATATTCACCAGCACTCCAAGGTGCATCTACTCCATTTACTCTAGACCAGAAAGAGAGATTATTTGTAGCAGAACCAGAAGAGTTGTAGTTGATTACTTGTGCTGTAAAAACAAATTGGTATGTACCTGCATACTGTGCTGTAATTTGACTACCCGTAGAGTCTACACTAAACCCATTTGCATCTGATGTTACGTTATAGGTGGTAGCGTATGGTGTATTTGCTAAAGGTGCTGTTTGAGTTACTGTACTGTAATAGTTTGCATAATAACCTGGGGTAGAACTTTGCTTAGCAGGTAGTGTTCCTATGTAGAGAAAAGGCCTCCAGTAGGTAGTTCGTCTTTCAATAAACCATTGCTGGCCAGCTGCAAAAGAATTTAAATCAACTCCAGGTGGTAATGCATCCAGGGCAACCTGGTATTGATAGCCTTTTTCGTCCATACCGGTAACCATTGGTGTGCCAGAATACTGTAGAGTGGTAGGTCCAGTTGTAAGGGTAATACGTCTAACTAGATTGGTTACTGTACTAGATTGCTTATGTAACATATGTTTCTTATCCTAATGGTATAATTTAATTATGACTATAGTTACTCTTGGGAGACCTAAAGGGAACAAATGCTCACTTAGAGGGATTAATGGGGTATCCATAATGGTAAGGAATAGGATCGCCCTTTATCTTACCGGTTGTTACGTCTTCAATATTTACCAGTGTAGGACAGGTAAAGGTAGCCTGAGTAGTAAAACCACCATCTCGAGAACCCTGGTGAGTAACGTTTAATACAAACATCTGTAGGTTATGTTCAGGCAACTGTACAATCATACCAGGATACAGTTCAGGCATAAATGTCAACATTACTTCTGTAGCATACTGTTTTGACCACAAGTAGAGGAACGACTGTAATGCAAAAGCGATCTCTAGTGTGTGACTGTGAATAAGAGGTTCTTCATCTACATACGGACGTAATCCATATCTCTGCATAAAGTAGGCAGGAACTTCAGCATCTGCTTTTAATCCAAAAATCTTTGCCAACTTCTTTGTCTTATCGGCAGTATTGATACCAAAAAGCAGTCTCAACATATTGAGACTGGTAACAGAAATAATACCCTGACTACTCAACCAGTCATTTAGTGTAACAGATTCTCCAATACCTGTAGTGTCTCCAGATACGGCTGAGTGTGTAGTTAATTGAGTATCGTCGTGATAGATTTTTAGGTCCATAATCTCAATATCAAAAATCTGCATTGATGCTCTTGTTCCGTAGAGACCAAAATAATCTGGGAACCAGGAAACAAAATCACCGCTTGGAGCACTCTGGAATACTCTCAATCCACCTGTTGCTAGAGTACTAATAGTTGACAATGCTTGTTCGTCGACAATAAAAGCGTTAGGTAGGCCTTCTAGGATAGTTCCTGCAGGAGAAACACCTGGAACAATTCCAGTAATATTGAAGTTGGGATTATTTGCAGTCCCAGCTGCTCCCTGTCCTGGAATAGAGGTGTAGCTTGTAGGCTGTCCACCTTGAGCATTTTGAGACCAGTTGGCTTGATTGGTTACCCATCCTGGATTACCTAACTTAATTAAGGCATTATTGATACCAATAGCTTGAGTTCTAGGTTTACTGCCTCCGTAGGTATTTGCACCACCCCAACCAGTTGGTTCTAATGCAGCAGCAAATTCATTTACTGAAGCATTAGAGGTCAAAGCAGCAATTACAGCTTTATAGTTGGTTACTCCACCATTTCTAGGACTAAAACTTTGTGTAAGTAAAGTTTGCTGTGTTGCAAAAATACCTTGAGCTACAGTTTCGTAACTAAAAGGTGAAATACTATTTCCTCTACTCTGATTTTGTACTTGAGGTGTAGTACTAGTGTCTAAACTTGTATCTAATGGGTCATTATAGGAGTGACCATCTGGTGGGTACTTTTCAGACATACCTGGGTCACCCTGTTCCCATAACCAGTAAACACCTTCAGCATTAATCCATCTTGCAATGTTACTAACACTATAGGATGGATGACTTGGGTCTCTAGCTAGTGTAGGAGATCCAGCTGGAACACCAAGTGATCTAAGGAGTACATAGGCCCAAGTATAGGAATCCATCGTACTTGGGAACTTAATATTGAGCTCGTCTTTAATAACTGACTGAACTTGAGCTACGCTATCAAAAACACCAGTTAAACTAGTTTTCTTTTCGTGGGTACCTGTAGAAGGCTTAGGGGTAACTCCTGGAACATAATCACTAGAGGCGTTTGCTCCAGCATTATTAAAAACTCTACCCTCTAAAGTAGCTGTATCAATAGTAGCAGGGTTAATCCATCCGTCAACTGTAACCTTGAGGCCAACGTTGGGATCATAGTTAGCACCAGATAATGCATCGTAAGCTGCAGGAGAAAGAACAGCAAGAGGACTATCGTAGGGTAATACCTCAACTACATTTACCCAAACAATACCTCCGCCAGAACTTCTTAGCTGAATAATTCTACCATAGGTTGAATCAGCAGGCCAAGGCCAGGCATACTTTTTGGGGTCTGAACCACCTGCTACCCAGCTCTTGGGGTCAGGCAGTTTGGGGTCAGGTTTATAATGCCATGAGCCATTTGGTATAGATGGGGCTACAAAAGGTAATGGCATTGCTATCCAAAAATTAACGTTATTGTTAAGTAAGTCGTGAGGATTTTGGATTGTAGCATTTTCCAAAAATCTTGCACTTTGCATTAGACTACTAGCTGATTCTTTAATGCACCCAATAGAGGTTGGAAGATTAGTTCCTAGAGGGGCAGCAGGAGTTGTTTTAGTTCCATTTACATATAACGCTGTTTTATTTTTGGTAAGCTGTGTAACATACTCTAGACCAGAAGAACCATTTGGATTACCAGCAGCCTGGGTAGGAGGAGTTGGAGCTTTATATTCTACACCAGCAGCAAAATCAAACCATTTTTGTGGGATTGTACCAATACGGATATTTTCAGCAGGCCAATTACAAACATCGTGTAGGATATTTACCATACCTTGTCCTGCGCCACCATCTTTATAGTCATTGCTGGTCTGGTTATAGAGGTAGTTTGGGATTAATCCAGCAAAGTCTAGTGAACCAGAGTCCCAATAACTATTTTGTGCCTTGTAGAGGGTACAACTTGCCTGAATGGATACAGGAGTTGGCATAATAGAGATAATTGGTGCATAGGTTACAAAACCTGTAAGAACCTGAAAATATTCTGTTCTCTTTAGGAAAATAGTAATCTGGTCCATCGTATTAATAACAGGTTGAGGGGGAATAACTCCAGGAGCTGTATTAGCTACATTTGAACCAGGAGTGTATTTAAACCCAAAGTTAGCTAAAATAATTTGGGCAGTACTAACACCATTCAACTGTCTTTGAATTGTAAAGGACATAATATCTTCAGAGATATTGATTACACCATCACGAGCTGTTTGAATATAGACAGCTATATCTGGAGAGTAATAAAATTGTCCGTTCTTACCGATTGCCATATTATCCCGTTATACTTGAAATATTGATACCATTACCAAGTGAAAGATTGGCACTAGACCAACCTACACCATATTGTTGCGCACTAATAACAGAAGGAACAATAGAGCTTTCTAGATTATTGACCATTAATCGACTTGAGCTTACATCAGTATTTAGGATATTCATACGATAGGTCTTAACGTATGCGGACTTAAATCTTCTGTATTCTTTTTCAACTCTGTCAATCCAACCCTGATAGGCCAAAGCTTGTAGATTACCTGTAGTAGTTTGTGAGGTAGAACTAGAGGCACCATTAGCAGTAATAGCATACGATTGATTGATTAAGTCTTGATTATTTCCGTTAATGGCTAGGTTGTTGTCAATAACACTAGACTTATTAGTTTGGCCTAAACCTTTAGCGGTTCCAGTATTATTATAGTATACAAAACTTAATGGGGTTGGTTGTCCATTAGTTAAAACCGATTGTTGTTGATGCAGTCTAAGATAGTTTTGGAAACTCTGCATATTTTGGAAACCGTTTGGGGTTTTCTTAGATTGTAGAGGCCACATAATACCAAACTGAACAAACATTTCATTACGTCTAATAGGAAACCAGACCATACCTCTGTGAACTTGATCGTTATCATAGGTGGTATAGCTACCTGTTTGAAAAGAAAAGATCCAAACATTAAAGGGAATATACTGAGTAGTTCCATTACTCTGGATAATTGGAATAGATATTAAAGCATTTCCCTGACCTTGTTGTGCAGGTGAAGGTTCAGCAACAGGAACATTTTTTGTTTGTAATTCTATCTTTGTAGGAACTGTTGTTCTTGGAGTAACAAATATACTGGTACCACTATTTGCCCAGGGGTTATTAGCTGTACCCTTATTGGAAACACCTGTAGTTGTACTGGGTACAGATACTGGCGCTGCTGTAATTACAGGAATGCTAAAAGAAGAATTTGAAGTTGGAAGTAATCCAGCAAAAGGGTCAGACATTATTTACTCCCAAACCAGGAGGCAAGAGGGCCAGGTTGAGCTACACTAACTTGATGAATTAATCCCTGTGTACTAGACCAGGAAAAACCATTGCCCATAACTAGATCTTCTAAGTCTTCATGTGCGATAGGCTTTGATACTGGAACGTTAGAAAAAGTTTGATTCATAATCTCTCCTTACTAGAAAGTATAGGGCTGGCCATTACCAAGACCGGTAGATTGAATAACAGCAGCATTATAACCACTAGCAGTAGCTACTCCAGCAGCGTTAAGATCGGCTACTGTAGCTGATCCTGTTCCAGGAATACCTGGTAGTGAAGGCATACCAGCAAGAAACGCACTATAACCAATACCACCCTTGGTAATATTAAACAAACCGCCGATAGAACCTATAAACTTTGTAACAGCAGCATATCCATTAGCTGCACTAGAACTGTCAGCATAGGCCTCGTAACTGGTATCCTCTACTTCAAAAGCTAGAGAAAAAGCATTAGATGTTGTTTTGACATCCCAACCAACGTCAATACTTCTTAGCCAAACATAGAAGGTTAAACCAGTTGTAGTTAGCATCTTATTTGCTAATTCAGAACCATTAGATGGAATAGTAAACTTCATAGGAAGCTGATGTTCAATCTGATAGGTTTGATACATCTTTAACGCATTAAAGAAAGCTACTAGATTAGATCTTGAACCAGCATCCAACTGTAAAGTCATAGAGTCAATCTTAACAGACAATAGCTGTGTAACTCGACCACCATAGGTATCAAAAGATTGCTTGTTTAATACATAACTAAATACCAATTCATTGGGATTAAATGGTAAAGGTAGTACGTCTGTACCTATAGATGTACCAAGAGCTCCTCCAAGTTCTCCATGTCCAGTTCGTTGACCAGCTTGTTTTTGTAAAGCAGCAAACTGGGTTTGAGTTAAACCTAGACTTAAAAAAGCGGTAGCATAGTTGGTATAACCTGGATCGTATAGATCAGTAGCAATATTAGTAATCTGTGTAATGGGTTTTGTGTTACCAGCTACAGATTTTTGAGTAGCTTTAGTTATAGTTTTCTTTTGAGAAAAGGGGTTAGGCGTACCTACAGGCCCTACAGAAACTCCAGGATAGTTTGGAGCTCCGCCGGACCCTCCTGGGCCACCAGTAGAAGTATTGCTCATTACTTAATCGGCTTTCCGCCACCGGTACTTGCAGCATAACTGTTAATCATCTGAATTAATGCCTGTGGGTTGTTGATAATCTTAAAGAATTGAGCAGCACTACCACTTAATTCAATCTGTGCAGCTGCTTGAGCTGCAGCACTCATACTAGATTGTGCAAACAATTGACTCAACTGTGATGGATTATCACTAGGACTCAACATCTCAAGAAGACCTTGATTAACTCCACCACCACCAATTACTCTACCATTAAGGCCTGTAGCCATTGAGGCACCACCAGTTAACATAGCCATACTTAAAGCTTCTCTTTGTGCAGCATTATCTGAGTTGAATTGAGACATGCTGGTAAATTGGCCACCAATATCAAAGCCTAATTCACTGGTATTCCAACCGGCCTTACTGGCTGCTTGTTCCATTAAAGCACTAACACTCCCAGAGGCTCCAAAGGTTCCTGTACTAGCATTAGCAAGATTACCAAAGGCTTGAGATGTACTACTGGCACCTCCCTGACCAAGGGCATTAAGTAGTGGTTTATTGGCTTGCATAATTTGAGATGGGGTAGGAGTTGACGTGCCAGGCCTACCAGGTCCGCCAGGCGTACCTAGAATACTATAGATCTCTTTCATAAGTACGTTAATAGGTTGAACTTCTTGCTGTGAATAACCAAAGACTTGAGTTAACATCATTACAATACGTGGTTCATTTGCCAATACAGCTTGCTGTAGTTGACCAGGAGACATATTGGCCGTAATACCAAAAGTATTGGCCAAAGCTCTAGCAATAACTGTCTTACTACCACTCATCAGGTTAGCTGTATTGCCAAGTGCTGTTCCTGTACCACCCATACCAGCTGCATAGGCACCCATCTGCGTAAAGTTGATACCAGTAGCATTGGCAATCATAGCTTGACCAAGAGTAGAACCAAACAGATTATAGGAGCCTAGGTCTCCTGTCATACTAGGCATACCAGCAAACTGTAATGCAGCACTCTGACCAAAATAGGTTGCTCCTGCTCCGGTCATACCAGCAGCAGATCCCATTGCAGCAGCAGTTTGAAATGTTTGTAGAGCACCCTGGAAAGAGGTTTGAGTATGTGAAGCAGTTACAGCTAGATTAGATAGTGCATTATTTAATTCAGCAAAAGTTGCACCAGCGCCTACAACCATTTGCTGTACCATCTGTACAGATTGATCTGGACTAATATTATATTTAGATTGTGCATTTTCACCAAAGGCAACAGTTTGATTAAACAAACTACTATTTAATCCATAACCTAAAGCTGCAGCATTCATTCTAATCTGCTTGGCTTGACCATAGCTAAGGTCAGCGTTAAAACCAAAACCAGAAGCCCATTGAGCACTCATATCCTGGCCTAAAGCACCGGCAACGCCTGTACCACCAGTTAGACCACTATAGAGTTGACCTTCCTGTAATGCTTGTCCCCCCAATCTAGCAACATTGGTTATAATTCTAGCAACTTGAGCAGCTACTTGACCCATAGGGCCAGGAATTGCAGCTTGCAATACTCCAGGCAACATATTTGCAGCTTGTCCACCAAAACCACTCTGAAGATAGGTACCACCTGCTTGAGGCATAAGAGCACCAATGGTATTAAGAGCTCTTACCCAGGGTATATTATTTAAAAGTTGATCTTCAGCTCTATTACGACCACTAATATTGGCGCCTACGGGATCAGTACCGCCTCCCCCTCCTCCACCACCGCCTCCACCACCGCCTCCACCACCGCCAGTAGGATAGTACATATTATTGGTACTAGAACTACTGGTAGAAGAGGTAGGTGGAGCAGAGCTAGTAACAGAGGAATTAACAGCACCAAAACCTCTTACACTACTCATAGTATTGGCAAGGTTGCTAATAACACCATTTAACTGTTGATAGTTACTGAGGATACTTGCAGCATCCTCTCTTTGCATAGCAGAAATACTCTTTAACTGATTTTCAGCTTCAACTAGTTGTTGACGTAGGTTAAGTTGTGTTTCATACTCACCTGTAAGGGCTGTCATTTTATCTTGCGTAGTAGAGACAGCATCATTTAATGCTTCCTGGTCTTTACGCATATCGCTAATATACTGAGCAAGTGTAGAGGCATCAGCAATGGACTGGTCTAAGCCTAGGTTTACATTTAGACCAAGGTCAAACTCTTCACCACCACTGTTTAATGCCATTACTCACCCATCTCAGATGTATCAATATTAGAAAGCATTTCTTCAAATGCTCTATCAATTGCAGCAACTTCAGCAGGAGTCTCAGGGACCTTATCCTCAATGTGGTCAAAGCCCAAAGCTTCATCTTCTTTACGCTTTTCCAGTAGCTTTTCCCAAACATCAGGACGATGAATCATAATTTGACGTTCAAAGGCAGCTTCTGTATCTTTAAACTTCTCTACTTTTTCCTGAATTAAAATAGCCATTAGAAGTCTTTCCTGAAGTTCGTTAAGATCTGGACCTGTAAGTAGACCCCTCTTATACGCCATTTGGACGTGATAGATTAAGTAGGGATCTACTTCCCATCTTTTGGGTTGTCATCACTCTTTTCATCAGACTTGAAAATGGCAACAGGCTTACTTGACTCAAACATCCCAATTTCTTCCAGGACCTTGAGTACTGAGCCTTCTAACTTATCAATTTCCGTAAAAAGAACATCGATAACCGAGTCATACCAACCATTGGTTACGTAGTCATACTTTTGCTTTAGGATGTTTACACCCTTGGCTCCAGCAATAACCTCTTGGCCATCTACAGACTGTAAACCAGCTGCAACAACAGCTGCTCTATAGGCTCTGCCATAACCAACGGTATCTACGTATTCTTTGGTAATTAATGATACTGCTAACTTTTCACTTACCGTAAGAGTTCTTACAGTAAATGTATGGAATGGAATTGAAGTGACTTCCTTCTCCAGATGGCCTAAATAAAGAAGCCCTTCAAATTCATTTTTCCATTCATCCGGAAACATTTCCGAAAGATTTACTTGTGTTTGCACTTTTCTCCTTGGTCAAGGGCAGACCATCTGCCTACCTCTTTTATTTAAAACTAGTTGCGGTTAAGGAACCGATTGTAAGGCATCTTAGGTCTGTTAACACTACGCAAGTGTGCAGCAACGTTAGTGTTGGTACCACTGGTAAGAGCTGTACCAAAGACGTTGTTGGCCAGAGGTGAACCGGTAACGGAGTTGTTAGGACCATAAACAGTTGCTGTAGCAGCTTGTGCAGCAGCGGTACCTGATGTAGTAGAAACTGCCAGGGTGCTACCGGCCAAAACTGTACCTGTAACCTGAACTGATGGGCAGTAACCTTCAATCTGAACCCAACCGTAGTAACCTGAAGCAATTGCAACGTTTGCTACACCAGCAAAACGTCCCTGCTTTGTACCAATAGTGGCTGGGGAGGTGTTGCTGTCAATAATTGAAGCCTGGTACTGAGTACCCTGACCATCGACAAAAACCTGGTAGGTGGGACGACCAGTTGTAACAAAACGATTGACTTCGTCAGCCCATACAACGACCTGACCAGCAGCAATACCACTAGCAACATTTTGTACGTAGGTGTAACGCTCGCCAGTAGGGCCAGTCAATGAGAAGTTAATAGTATTATTGGCACTAACACCTGTAGGACCAGCACTATTAGCTGTCCAACCTTGAGCAGAAAAACCTGCAAGGTTAAGAGTGTTAGCATTAGCTGTAGTAGTTGATAAAATGGTCTGAATGTTAAGTGCTGAATTAGGACCAGTAGCTGTCTGAGCAGGTACGAATGAAGTAGATGCTGTTGTACTGTCGTTGTTAACACCTACAATTTGGATAACGTTTTGACGAGCTCCTAAAGAAAGCTTCTCAAAAGTGTTCCAGTCAATAACGTACTGGATACCAGGAAGCATCTTTCTGTGGTCAGGCAAGATAGCCTGTGACTGTCCTGGCTGAAGTTGGATAATTAATGAACGTGAAGGCATTTTACCTTTCCTTTCTTAAAACTACTTACCTGCGGCCGTAGGACCGTAAGAAGAATCTGAATATGTTGGTTTTGTTGTTAATTGTGAACCGTTAGCTAATGGATTTACCGTTTCTGTACGGTAGAGATACATAAACTGTACAGACTTTGGAAACGTCATTGAGTTAATCTGTACGGTTTCGTCAACCGCAATGTTTACAATGACTGGATCGTGGTATTGAATAGTTCTAACAGCTTGACCTGTTGTAGGGTCAATAATAAGCTTGGTAAGACTGATACCACTGTTACCAGCTTGAAGCTGGGCCTTAAAGATACCCAAAAGGTCAGCAATATAGATATTCTTAGTGCTTGTAATGGGGTCATTATAGGTGGTGTAAAAAGCATTCCAAACTTCTGAATTCCATTGTTCACGGAATTGTACTTCCAACATACCTGCTTCTAAAGCTCCTGGAAGTGCGATTTCAATAGGATATTCCTGGTCTAATGGCTGAATTGGTTGAGGGGCAGCAACATACTTAGGAGCTGTTTCTCTAATAATATCAACATAGGCCAGGGTTTGTGGAGTAGTTGAACCAGGTGAAGTCCACTGTAATCTTGTATATGCTCCACCTACGCGGAATCTTGTCTGTGCCATAATTAAAAAATCTCCTGTTTAACTAGAACGTAACTGTTCCGGTACTAGAGTCAACCGTCAAATTCACATTAATGTAGTTCAACGGAATTGTTGGTGAGTAGCTAAAAGTAATATTAACTGCTGTAGGATTACTGGGATTTTGTGAATAACTTAGGTTAGAAAAAGCTTGAATAAGGCCTGATGAAACAGCTTTACCTAAGGTTGTATTTACAACTGATTGTAATCCATTAATTGTAGCTACGCTTAATGGCGAACCAATTAATCCACTATTGTGTAATGCAGAACTCAATTGCTTACTTAATGCATCACCTACAGAACTAATTGATATTTCCTGAGTAAGCCAGCTGGAAACATTGGTGGTAAGACCCTGTCTAATTCTCAATGCGCCAACATTATTTTGTCTAATAATAAGTGTACCGTAAGATTGCAATGTATTAGAATCTGCTGTTGTAAGTTGGTTACTAATACCAGAGAATCCATTGATGTACTTATTGGTAAGTGGAACAGCAACATTGGGCAAACCAGCATACAAACCAGCTACCGCAGCAGCCATATAGAAACCATCAACTGGGACAACGCCTGTAACTGTACCTGTTGTTGAACTTAATCCAACATTGTAGTTAACAGTTTGAGGAGCTACAAGAGACATTCTTGAGTTACTGTTGGTGTCACCAATAATAGATGTGCAGGTATTGATAAGGCTCTGATTGGTACCACTTGCAACAGCCTGGTTAAGTCCAATAAAGGCTCTCTGGTAGACACCATTGTAGGCTTGAGCTTGGAGGAATGAAGAAAGTTGGCTAAACAATGGACCACTAGACTGTCCAGCTGTAAGGTAGGTTGTGTCCATACCCAGCGGAACAAATACATCAATACCTGGGATATTTAATGTTCCATAGATACCAGTAATAAGGTCAACACCAGGATTGGTAACACCACTAGCTGTTTGTGTAATGTTCATACAGCTAACAAGGGAGGCACCATTAATAAAGGCAAGGTAACCGGCCAATGTGCACGGTGAAGTAACTGTTGGCGTTCCGTTTACATAAGAGAAAGCAGGGCCAAAAACAGATTGCAAACTATTAAAATCTGAGAAGGTGTACATCGTTGAAGGTGTACAGGTAGTGTAGCTGTAGCTGGCTCTTAACCAGGTATTAGCTGGAAGACCACTAACTGTAAAGACTGTAACATTACCACTTGTTGTAGGTGTTGCAATGTTAAAACCAGAAGCTACAGTAGTACCAGAACCGCTAATAGAATAGGAGTTACCATAGGTATTATTTGTAACAGCAAAGCTACTAATTGTACCACTCTGACTTAAAGTAAAAGTTTGAGGACTAGTGCTATTGACCTTAAAAACATCCTGATTACTACTAGTTGGAAAGTTACCGGAAGGAACAGAAGCCAGGAAAAGAGTGTTAAGAGTTGTACTAGAGATAGCACCAATATTAGGTAACGTCGATTGTGTTACGTAGACACCAGGGTTTGTGTAACCGGGAATGGGATTTGGCATAGACTTCTCCTTACATTACTATGCATTAGTTATCTTGTAAATTACAATGTTTAAAATTATGAAGTTACAGTAAAATTGGGAACTATAACTCCACTGGAGGTAGTAGCTGTAATATTGGGTACGTATGGGTTTTGAGAATTTATAACCAATGTTAAGACACCACTAACTGTTACTGCTGAAATACCCTGAACAGATTGACTAAACTTATTCTCATAAGCTTCGCCTACACATTGAACTCTTAAGGTAGCTTCATATGTTAATTCTTCAGGACTATAGGGAGTGCCAGGAGAAACTGTATCCCCTAGACTCTGTACTGTACTGGATAATAGGGTAATACCCACCAGATCATTTTGATTGATACTATTGTAGAATGCAGTAGCACCTGGGGAAAACTCATTCATTAGGATAAGGTTATTTAAACTATCCCAAAGTCTATCTCGTTCTTCTGAATGCATAGCTAAAATTTGGAAGTCAAGAGCACCCTCAAAATAGATTTCTCTTGATGCTGTCCAAGGACTTGCTGCTCCAGAATAGGTTGTTGGATTAAGACCAGTCCATTGAGACTTACTGGGTCTAAATTGAACAAAGAGAGCAGGCCATTGAACTTCCTCTAGAGGATATTCAATCGTAACACTGTTGGGCGTTAAATCTAAAGAGGTACTAGAGGGGTAGGAACCAGTTGGGTTTAATGAATTAAAACCAGAAACTAACGCTTCTACAATACAGGTCTTTACAGCAGTAGTAAACATTATTTATGACCTCTGAGAAATTCCATAAGATCAGCTGCTGCTGATTCATCCAGCATTCTAATCATTTCCTGTCCATTTCTAGATTTAGCCCATTCTGTAGCAGCCTGTCTTAAAGCTTTCTCAATAAAATGGGAACCTGTAAGACCAGGGTGTCTCCAAGCAGTTTTAGGTTTAATTAAATCACCCTTAGAGTCTCTGGTAATAATAGGCTTACCAATATTTCTAGAGGAAGCTCTACGAAAAGAAATACTTCCATCTGCAGATCTCATTGGAATAGTTTTACCAGCTAGAGAGTCCATAATAAATGGACCAAATCCCTGATCTTGGTATGTCATATAGGCAACTTCGTCTGGGACCTCAATACCAATCTGTCCAGCAGAACTAGTAGCCTTTAAGAACAAAGCACCCTTACCAGTTCTCTTGGGAGCTGTACGTCTAGCTATTTCTAAAGCTCTATTAGAGATTTCTTCTGCTATTTCCTCAGGTAATCTCATTGGAGTGCCACCTGATAGTAGGGATGGCCAGGCCATAAATTTTCTAACGTTGCTGTTTGATTGACAATAATTTCGTTATTAGCAAAAGGTGGTGTTCCAGATCTCCAGGGTGCAGGATTGGTTGGACCGGGGCCTGTTCTAATTGTAACTGGACTAACAGCAGAAATTTGGTATCTTGTAGTTGTCAAGGCAGGGCTACCATCTGGATTCCAAGCTTGAACTCTGGTAACTAAATCACCTGTTCTTAATTGAGGAAACCAACTAAATTGAACATTGGGATTTTCTTTCCAGAACTGTCCAGTTTGAAGATTACTTCTAATTTCTGCAGTATCCGTAGCTAACATATAAATATGGTAATTGGTAGGTTGAAAACCACCTGTAAAAGTAGTACCATAGCAATCGGGGCAATAGGAGTTACCAGATTGCTTATAGACATTAGCTACACGTGATTGAATACTTGCACTTGGGTTAGAAGGATTAGGGCTATCCTGACAGGTTTGACAGTAGGTAACATTACCAGCAGCTGCATCTTCTGCACGCCAGAGCAATCTTACAATACACTCTTCTCCAAACCATTGCAAAGCTTCATCATGAAATCTTTGTTGATCTGTTTGTGCCCAAGCTTCTCTCTGCTTATAGACGTATTGAGGGCTTTCTAAATCGAAAGACACTACATACCACCCATATTAACGGCAGCATACATGAAGTGAGGTCTAGCTGGATTAACAAACATACGCGGAATAAGACCACCAGCAACCAGCAGGGATCTCTTGGAACCAACCATATACCAACGCTTCATTTGACGGAGCTGTTTATCAGCAATCTCTTTTTCCATCTTGTAGAGATCCATCCAGCGATTATAGTAATCTCTACGATTCATCCAAGCAGCAGTCATACCCTCTGGAGTAGGTTGTTCAATATAGTTTCTAGCAATATGCTTGATAAAGTGAGCATAAGTTTGAACAGTTAAAACACCATAATAGTTGGTGGGGAATGGAGCCATTACGTTTACACCTACCTGGAAAGCAGGAGTAAAAACAGGCTGAAATTCATAGTTAATATAGTCAATTGCTTCTGTAGACATCATAAAAGCAACCTCTTCGTAGATATTAAAACCAGATTGGCCTAATTCTTGAAGGTAGGGGCCACCACTACTAGAGTCAAAACTTTTATCTAAACGGTGAACAATATTGGCTACTAGCTGTCTTTGATCATAGTCTAGATTTTGCCAGTAGGGCATTTGATCAGTAATAACAAAATTATCCTGATATTGTCTAGGGGTGCCGTTAATACTATAAGTCCAGTTGGCCTGATAGTTTCCCTGAATAGAGGTATCTGCAGAAGTTAATGTATACTGATAGGTTCCGGTTGATTCATAAGTAGCAAGAGTCCCAGAAGGAACAATAACTGTTCCGTTATCTGAGTCGATTACCTGAACAAAGACTCCAGGAACACTCTGTCCACTAATAACAACTGAATCAGGGTCTGTTAGAGTACCCTGAGAGTAGATCATAATACCAATAGGCTCAGAAGCATACTGTGGAATAGGTCTAATTCTCATATTATACTATTCTTGTAGCAACAAATGTGGTTGGGGTTAAACCATAGCTGTTACCTATAACAACCATATTATTACCAGCACCAGTACTAGCGTAACCGTAAAGAGTAAGATTAGTAGCACTACTAACGGTAACCTGTCCAATCATTGGTACCGTACTAAATCCCTGACCTGGAATAGAAATTTGACTGTAAATAGGAGCGTTGTTGATACTTCCAGCTACTGTTCCGCTTGTAGACATCCACAAAGTTGCACCATAAGTAGTTGATGCTGCGTTATTAGCTATAACCAGCTGACCTGTAACCAGATAGGTTCCAGATGCTGGAAGTGACAAGGAGATATTTGCAATCTGCCCTGAAGTTGTGGTAATTGTACTGGCAATAGTACCACCATAGCTATTAGATGCAGTTTGCATTGGGAACGGTGTTAAGCTATTACCAGCTTGAATATTTCCCGAAAATACACCAAACATAGAATTTATACTATATGCACCATTAATAGACCCAAAAGTACCATTAAAAGTAATTTTATTTCCAGCCGTACCATTACCAATAACTAGACCATTAGTGAAAGTACCACTATTAACTATAGCATTACCTGCAAGATTAAGTGTTGTGCCTGTAATAGTA